AGTTAATAAGAAATTTATAACAGAAGACGGAAGAGAATTATTATTTTAATTATATAACTAACATGCAAAAGAAAGATTTAAACGAGACTTTAAAAAGATTCAAAGCAATAAATGAATATTCATTTTATGTTGGTGAAGATGATATTAAAGGAAAAGATGATGAAGGTAAAGATTTAATCTTAGGAGAAGATGAAGAAAATCCAGAGGCTGATGCTGAACCAGAATTAGATTTACCAGAAGATAATAAAGAAGTTGAAGATTTAACAGGAGATGCCGAAGTTGAAGACTTAAGTGGTGATGCTGAGGTTGAAGATTTAACAGGTGACGTTAATCCATTAGATATGGAAGCTCCTGGTATTGATTCACCAGAGATGACTGATAATGGCGATGAAGTAGAAGTAGACGTTACGTCAATCGTTAAAGGTAGTGAAGAGGCTAAAGCTGCTGCAGAATTAAGTAATGCTAAAATGGAAGAGTTATTAAACAACTTTAAAGAATTAGAAAACAAATTATCTGCCATGTCTGCCCTATCAACTAAAATTGATAACCTAGAACAAGAAATAGAAAAAAGAAATCCAACACCAGAAGAAAGATTAGAAATGCGTTCTTTATCTTCTTACCCTTTTAATCAGAAATTAACTGATTATTGGTCTGAAAAAGAAGGTATTTATGATGTAATGAATAAAAATGGTGAGAAAAAAGAGACAGAATATGTTTTAGATAAAGATGCTATTGAATCTGATTACAATCCAAATACAGTTAAAAACTCATTCAATGCTAATGAGTACGAAGAAGAGGATATTTAAAAAATAACTACTCTTAAAAATATTAAAGGAGGCTAAAAACCTCCTTTTTTGTCCTTATATATTTTATATTTTTATATATAATGTACTGAAAATTAATGTTTTATATATTAATCAAAAAATAAATAATATAAAACTATTGTAGAAATAGAAATTATACAGTAGTTTTGTAAAACCTTAAAAGTTTTAAGAAGTGAAAGACAATGCAACAAAAATTTTAGAAATGTTTAACGGTATGTCAGAAGAACAAATCTCTGATATTATGAATAAACTTAGTTCCATTACTAAAAATGATGAAACTACAACAAAACACAATAAATTTGTTTACGAAGGAAAACATGACGACCTTCCAGTGGAGTTTAGACCAAAGAAACACCTTCCAGAAGGAACTAATATTGAAGTAGTAAAATTAATTATTGCGAAATTAGAAAAGGATTACCCGATTCTAAGAGACCCTATGTATACTAAGTCATTAATTGATGAATTTTCAAGTATGATGAACGATAAGGGTCAACTTTTATAGTAAATAACAACAATTATATATTTAAATTTAGAAAAATGAGCACAGAAAAAAAGAAAGATGCTTTAAGTGCTATCTTGAAGCAGTACGAAGACAACACAACAAAAAAACAAGCTAAAAAGGAAAAAACTTTTGACTTAAAAAACTATTTTAGTACATTTTTCCCTAAAACAGAGAAAAAAGCTAAAAAAGTAGTTAGAATTTTACCTGCAGCTGATGGTGAAAGCTCTCCATTTGTTGAATTACATGTACATAGTGTAGAAATTAATGGTGAATTCAAAAAATTCGTATGTCTTAAACATACATATGATAAACCATGTCCATTTTGTGAGGCTAGAGAACAATTATACTCTAAAACTGATACTGATGAGGTTACTGGTAAACCATTTAATAAAAGTGAGAGCCAAATCGAATCTGATAGAAATGTTGCTAAGAAGTATAACTCTAGAAAGATGTACGTTGTAAAATTAATTGAGCGTGGTAAAGAAGATGAAGGTATTAAATTCTGGAGATTTAACCATGATTCAAGAGGTAGTGGTACAATGGACAAAATTATGATTATCTTAGAAGAAGAAGGATATTTCATCGACCCAAAAGAAGGTAAAGATATTACTATCCACTTAGGTAGAGACCAAAAAGGTAATGCAGCTATTACTAGTATTACTGCAAATAAAGACAATACTCCTATTAGTACTGATGAAGAACAAGCAAAAGAATGGCTTGCTGATACAAGAACATGGGAAGATGTATATGGTGTTAAATCATATGAATATCTTGAAATCATTGTAAAAGGTGGCGAACCAATGTGGGATAAAGAGGCAGGAAAATTTGTTGATAAAGCTGATTTAGAGAAAAAACAATTAGCTAAAATCGAAGAATTTAGAAAAGATGCTGGAGAGACTACATTAGGAGCTTCCATTGAAGAAAGTGACGATGATGATGTTCCTTTTTAATAAGATGTTGTTTAGTGTTTCATAGTGTTTCATTCAGGCTCTTATAAACAAGCCTTTAACCAGTAAAATGGTAGTTTATTAATAAGGTTAATTTCAGAGGTCGGAGTTAAGGAATACAAAAAAAAAACGTTCCCCTTCGATAAAAGTGGCTTCGACCTCTGTATTAATTGTTTTTAAGATAAAAAAGTTATATGTCAAATAAAAAACCAGAAAGAAAAAAAGACCCAATTAAAAAAGGAGATTTTGATTTAACAAAATTTAAAAAAGATAATGGTTTAGGTCAAACAGTTAAAGATAAAGAATTATCTTGGATTCCATTATCAGATTCATTTCACGAGGCATTGAAAATTCCTGGAATCCCAAGAGGATTCTTCACATCATTCAGAGGTTATTCAAATACTGGAAAATCTACCGCAATATATGAAGCCGTTGCTGGATGTCAAAAAATTGGTGATTTACCAGTAATTATTGAAACAGAAGGAAATTGGAATTGGGAACACGCTAGAAATATCGGTGTACAGTACGAAGAAGTTATAGATGAAGAAACTGGAGAAATTAATTTTGAAGGTGATTTTATCTTAGTAACAAGTGAAGACCTTTTAAATAAATATGGTAACTTTAACTACGAAAATAGTAAGAACGAATCAAAACAATTAAGAGATGAGGCTGTTATTGAGGATGTAGCTAAATTTATGAGTGATTTATTGGATTTACAAAAAGAAGAAAAACTACAAAGAAATTTATGTTTCTTATGGGACTCAGTAGGTTCAATTAATGGATTTAAATCTGCTACATCAAATTCAAGTAATAATCAATGGAATGCTGGTGCAATGGAAGCTGCTTTTAAATCATTAGTAAACCATAGAATTCCAGCTTCTAGAAGAGAAGGTAAACCTTATATTAATACATTAGCTGTAGTTCAAAAAATCTGGTTAGATAATATGAACGCTGTTATTAAACATAAAGGTGGTGAAGCATTCTTTTATTCTCCAAGAATTATTATCCATTTTGGTGGTATCCTAACGCACAGCACAACTAAATTAAAAGCAACTTCAGGTGGTCAAACATATGAATTTGGTATTGAAACTAAAGTTAGATGTGAAAAAAATCAAGTTAATGGAATCATCGAACAAGGTAAATTAGCATCTACACCACATGGTTATTGGAATCCAGATAAAATCGAGGATTACAAAAAAGAACATCGTGATTATATTTTAAAACATCTTAATACAACAATGGATGATTTTAATATAGTTAAAGAAATTGTTAAGAAAGACTTATCAGATGAAGATATGGCTGATTAATATTGTAGTATAACTACTTAGGGAGTTCCAGCGACTAATAATCGCTGGTCCCCATCTCCCTTATTAAACTGAATTTTTAACCTCTTGATACAATGAATCGTGAATAAACTTCCCCCAAGACAAGCTACCGAAAGGATATTATATAAAAATATATTAATAGTAGATGGTAATGCATTATTTAAAATGGGTTACTGCGGTGCTAAAGATGAATATAATTCTAATGGACAACATATCGGTGGTCTCTATCAATTTATAACAGTACTCAGAAAATTACTGAATGAAAATTTATATCATTCAGTTTATGTATTTTGGGATGGTCTATTAAGTGGTAAATTAAGATATAATATTTATCCAGAATATAAAGCGAATCGTAATAAAGACTTCGTAACTGGCTCAAAACCAGATGAACCATTCTACCTAGAACAACAATTCCAAGTTAAAGAATATTTAGAAGAATTATTTATTAAACAATTATCTGATGAAAATGTTGAAGCAGATGATTTTATTGCGTATATTTGCAATCATAAGGAGGAAAATGAAAGAATCACAATTTGTTCAAGTGATAGTGATTTATGCCAACTTATTAATGAAAACGTTCTTATGTATCATTGCCAAAAGAAAATCTTTATTACTAAAGATAATTTTTTTGAATTAAAAGGTTATCATTTAGAAAATGTTGTATTAATAAAGATAATTTGTGGTGATACTAGTGATAATATTAAAGGTATAAAAGGTATTAGTGAAAATAGATTAATTGAAACATTTCCAGTACTTAAAGAAAGAAAAGTTGAATTAGAAGAAATATTAATTTTAGCAGAAGAGTTACAAACACAAAGAAAAAACGAGAAGAAAAAACCACTTAAATTTATTGATAATATCATCAATAAAGTTACAAATGGTGTACAAGGGGA